ACAAGACCATAGTTGTTGCTCTGACCTGCTAAGGCAATAACAGGAGCTTGTTGAGTTATTGTTCCAGGACTGAGAAAAGTAAGATTATTACTTAATGCTTGTATAGTTAATCCTGAAGTTATATTGCCAACAATGTTTGACACATTACCATTCAACCAAGCGGCTACTTGTGTATTACCATATGTCGATGGTGCATATGGTGTACCGTTGGCCCAGAAGTAACCATTAGTGCTTGAGACATTACTAAACTTACCACTACCAATAAAATATGATCCTGTAGCTACTGTAATATTTGCGCCAGTGCCGGCTGTGTTAGCCGTAACAATGTTACCACCAACATATAAATCTTGATAAACGCTAGCGCCGCCATTGGTAACTTGCAATGCGCCACTATTAATTGCTGTAGCTGATGCGGTGCCTTGAGCAATAACTATATTACCGTTAACTAGATTTGAAAGCAATGCTGTACCAGCATTGACTGTGCCAGTTGTGCTAATATTGTTGCTGCCAAAGTTAGCTAACAATGCTACCACATTGGCATTACCATATGTGCCAGTACCGCCTGTTGAATTGATAGTAACAACACCACTACCACCTGCAGGACTAATTGTTATATTAGTACCAGCAACAATTTGTGTTACGCCTGGTGTGTATGGTGTACCATTGGCCCAGAAGTAACCATTGGTAGATGTTACATTGCCCAAAGTCGCTGTACCAGAAACAGATACAGCCGATAGTGTACCAACGCTGGTAATATTAGGTTGTGCGGCTGTTGATAATGTGCCAGTTAATGTAGCACCTGTATTACCAATTGTGCCTGCTTGAACTGTGCTGGCTGTTAGACCTGAGCTGGCATTTAATGTTGTAAAGCTACCAGCACCGCCTGTGATAGCACCTGTTGTTGTAATCACATTGCTGCCAAATCCAGAACTTAAGAATGTGGCCACATTGGCATTACCATAGCTTGAACTTCCGCCTGTGCTGAATGTAGCATTAGCATAAGTTTCAAAACTTGTTAAATTGTTTTGTACTGTTACAATAGCCGCATTGGCCGCTGTAATGTTTGCACGAAGACCAGATATTTCATTTTCTTGTACGGCTGCATTGCTGGTCAAAGAAACTATTTGTGCATTGGCATAAGTTTCATAATTGTTTAAGTTTGTTTGTACTGTTACAATGGCTGCATTGGCTGCTGTTACATTGGCATTGATACCTAGAATAGTTGGATCAGAACCAGCGGCAAGATAAGCGGCCACATTGGCATTGCTATAAGTTGTGCCACCGCCTCCGCCTGCAAATGGCAAACCATTAGCATAAAAATAACCATTAGTATAAATTGCGCTTGGACTTAGTGTACCACCATATGTTGGCAAGTAGGCTGCCACATTGGCATTGCCATATGTACCACTACCTCCTCCGCCAAGTGTCTGTGCCGATACTTGTGTGTTTGCATTGGTTAAATAGAAACCAACGCTTGTACTATTAGCTAATAGCGCATTTAAACTTTGCGCAGAATTTAATACTGAGACCGGACCTGACCCAATATATAGACCTGTTGTATTACTTACTGAGACATTTGCAGCCATGTTGTTTATCCTTAATTATCTTGAGCTAAAACGCTGACCTTTGCGTGGTTGGAATACGCTGGTTAATTTGTTATGGCCACCGGACCATTTACCTTTGTTATTCTGATCTTCCACAGTATCCCAAGCAAGACTAAACTTGGCTAACCATTTGTCTGCATCTTCCATCATTTTGCGTTTGTAATAATAATTGTGTAGTGTTCCATAGATATAACCTTCTGGGAACGAACTTAAGACCACATTGTTTTGTACTACAGTTACATTGTCAGATTCTAAACTAAACAACAATGGCCATGTAGTAAAATAATACATGTTGATAACTGTACCTTGTGTAAGTGCTGGCAAGAATTCATAATATTGACCAACTTCACTAAAGCTACCACGATATAATTGTGCAATGTTATTTGGATATAGATATAGACTTTGAACCATTTGTTGGCCAATCATGTCACGATCACCAATACGATCATAAACGATCCATGGACCAGCTGTTGAGTTATTACCATTGTTTCCTTGATTAAAGAACAAAATAGGTTTGTTCATGTCTGCCGGAATTGGAACATAACCATTACTATTGGCAACGCCAAATGTTGTATACGGATTAGTTCTTAATGCTGGTAACTCAATATTACGCATCATTAGTTCAGCAAGATAGATACATTGCTTAATTTCATTATCATCACTGGAACCAGTGAATGCTTCTATATAACTAACTAACGCTGTTGCGTCTGGGATCATGGTTGACATTGCAAGTCCTTATTGTTTAGGTGCGTAATTAGCACCACTGAAAAATTTTGTTTGATCTACTCGGGCTGGATATGGAACTTGAATAGGGATTGGTAACTTACCACCTGGATAACAAACAAAATCATTATATTCTTGTTCTACTACTCGATAAAACTGTGCTTTCAATGTTTTATCTAATTTAATTGTGTGCCAACTCATGCCGCCAAAATAATCATTGCTAATATTAATAGCAATAACATCAGGAATCTCTATCCATTTGTAACCAATTTTGCCATCGGGCATAATAGGTGCTAGTGGATCTATGTATCCTGCTTCGGCTCGCTTGCGATATTCTTGGCATTGTTCACGAATGTATTCCACATTCATTTGTTCGCGTTTGATATAGAATTTGCCGCCTTCGCGTCCGGTAGTAACTTTGATGTTACGGCTACCGTTCCAACCTTCTCTTTTCCAATCGCCTTTCATGGCATTGTACAATTTGTCGTTTTTTAGTAAACGATCTGCTATTCCATTTTCTGCTGTTGCTAAACCACCTGAATCTTGACGAAATGCTCGTTCATCATGTTGGGGATCTTCGTCAGTCAAATAGCTTTTATCTGCGTAATTAGCGAATTCATTATTTGTAATCATATTACTATTTAGTCTCAAAGGAAAAGGGCCATAAAGGCCCTTTCCATACTTGCAATTAAGTTTGACTTAATTAGAAGCTTACAGCATCCCATGCATTCAAGCGTACCACATTGGCTGCTGGGCGTGTTCCACCAATAATAGTAGAAGCACCACCGTTACCAGAACCAAATGATACTGATTGACCACTTGCGCTAATGTCGTGTAGAACACCAACACCGGCTGGGTTGCGTACAATTAATGTACCTTCCATGATGAACTGGTCTAAACTAGCGTCAGCATTCGAGAATACTTCGTTGTTAGGACCTAGATCACGCAATGAACCCCACTGAAGAACTTCTTCATTCAAGAAATAGATCTGGTTACCAGAACCAACTTGGTCCATAATCCAAGAATCAAAAATCTCGTATGTATAGTTGAAGTCACCTTCGTATGTAGCGATTGTGTCACCACGCTCACTGTTTACACGGTTGATACTACGGCTTGTAGGCATTGTATCAGACAAGTGTGTACGCAAGCTAGTTGGGCAAACAATAGTACGGATCTTAGCATTGAAACGCTGTTCAGCTACAGTAACTAATTGCTTGTACAAGCTAGGTGCAAATTGTTGCAATGTACCTGTATAAGAATAGAAACTTGAACCTAGACCTTCACCAGTGTTAGTTACAGCACTACTAACAATGCTACCACCAACTGTCCAGACATTGGCTGTACCTTGAGTAGTTGTATCGCTAGATTCACTGTTGAATACTGTGTAGTATGTAGAACCCGATGCTGGGTTAAAGCTGTGTGTGCCAGCAAATGCATTCAAAGAACCCATACGACGACCAATAGCTGAAGTAGCTGTTTGAACACCGTAAGCAGCAACGGTCACATTGGCGTTTGTGTTATTTGGGTTAGCATCGCCTGTAGGGTATGTGAATACTGTAGCAGGAATACCAACACCAGATGCTAAACCAGATTGACCAGAATACTTAGTACCGATTTGGTCTGCACGAACGATCTGTGCTTCCACATCGAACATTAATTCGATCAATTGCTTAACTTCTTGGTATGCTTGTGGATCTCCACCAGACTGTTCAACAGCACGAGCGGTACCAGTAGCACCAACAACTGTACTGAAAATCTGTGTGTAGTTACCCAAGTTGGCACGGCTTTGTTGTTCTACTTGAGCAGAACTAACAGCAGCACCTTCTTGTTGAGCTTGAGTCTGTGGTAAACGATACACATCGTTTGTCCATAAAGGTAATGTAGAAACTACTTTACGCTTTTTAGCCATACACATGTTTAATACTGGGGTATCATCTTTAACACGGTTTGATACATCTAAATCTAAATCTTTAACAACGATATCGGTTTGGTATAGCCCTGTTCCGTTACCAATTGCTGTGGTTGAATTATAACCTGTAGACATTATTTTCTCCTTTGTTATGTCTTTATTTTATCGTCTGCCACGCATAGCATTCATCTTAGCTAATAGCAGATTATCAGCGGCCTTACGGTCGCCAGCTTTGGCTTTTTCTTGAAGACTAGTCAATTCGTCTTTACCGGACTGTATGCGAGTTCCTGAGCTACGAGTAGTTAAAGCAGCAATACTACTGCCTGCACTTTTCGTTTTAGGTCTGTCTCGATATTTTAAACCGTCTCTTAGCAAACTTAACACATGTTCATCACTAGAGATTAGGTCCAAGTTATCAATACCTGGGACTAATTGTCCTTTAGCTCCTGCCCAACCTTTTGCAACTTTCTCACGGACTTCATTGTAAATGGCACTATTACGCAATTCTTTATCTTGGAACGCCTTGCGGTTAGTTTCAAGTATTTCATTAACTTGTTGGCGTCTTATATCGTAAAACTGATCTAAGTTAGGCTTCAGTTGATTGATCATTTGCCCTTGTTGAGCAATGTATCTTTCATTCTGTGCCATACTAGCTTCTATTCGAGCCCGTTGTGCGGGATCTTGAGTAGTTGCCAACTGTTGCTGAAATGTCGACTGGTAATTCTGTGTCTTAACAATTTCATCGTAAGCCCGTTGTAATTGAGGCTTAACAGTAAACTCCATTGCCAATAAAAGACCTTCTGTTTCGGCCCGTTTTTGTTGAAGGTATTCATCAAACTCGGACTTTTCAATCTTTAATTGTCTTGCATCTTCACTAATTGCTGCACCTTGGCCTAGTATAGCGGCGGCTTTCTTTGCGTCAATTTCAATTTCTTTGCCATTGCGTTTAAATTTAAACTTGGCATTTGGATGTTCTTCGGCGAACTCCAAGAAATCAATAATATCTTCACTAGACGAATCTGTTTGGCTTACAGAACTTGTGTCGTCCTGGGCGTCAACTTCTTCACTTGCTTGTTCACTATCATATGCTTCTGGTTCTGCAACTTCTGGCTCTACTAAATCGGTATTGTTGTCATCTAAGATTTCAACGCCCGGTGGTGCCACAGGAGCTTTAACATCTGCCGATGCTTCTGACCCTGCTTCAGGTTGTTTGGGATTACTCATTTGGTTACGCAAAGTTTCTTGTTTCATTGCGGCCATCTTTTGAGCAATAGCATCCAAACCACTACTGACATTTTCGACCGGTACCGTCTCTGGTGCGAGATTAGGGCGATCGGTTACAATGTTTTCCATTGTTGTTCCTTTTCAAAGTTATGCGTCGGGCGCTGCAGGTAATTCCTGTTGCGTTACCACGCGATTTTTCATATAACTAGCTCTTTTCAGAACTTGTATGAAACCGTCTACACCTGCTAGCTGATTACTCAAAGCTATTCGCAGGTTGTTATGTTCTTCGGTATGTCCCTTAATTTCACTAAGGGCATCCATTATTTCTAGTTGATGCTGGCGAATAAACAATACAAAATCTCTATTAGCCAAAATATTTTCAGCATGTGATCCTGTTGTTTTAACACGATCTAACTGACTGGGCGACATCTTCTTTATATCATTAAAGTTAGCCGCCATCTTGTTAGTGAATGCATCCACTATATCCTGTTCAATCATTGTCAATCCTATTCAATGTAAGTTTATTTATGGTCCGAAGGCTCTAGCCTTGTGTTCCTTGATTAAAGCATAACCTTCTAACTGTTTACTTGCTGTGTTACCAGCAACATCAGCTTGAATTTGCTGTGCTCGAGTAATGTCAAGCTGTCCACTTGGACTCTTACCAGCCATATTAGCCTGTATTTCTTGTGCGCGAGCCTGATCCAGTTGGGCACTAGCCGTTTGTTTTTGTTCTTCTGGACTTGGTTGACGCGATTTAGCAGATTCATGTGCTTGCTGTACCATTTCCATAACTTCTTGTTCGGTTGGCAAGTAAGTATCACAATCTTTAACACCTAACACATACAACATATCAGCATAAGGTTTTTTCATTTTCTTAAATGCTGCAGGTGTAATTGCACCTGACTGTACGCCAGCAACAATTTCTTGTGTTAGTTGTGTTTGTGCTTGTTTGATAATTTGCAAGCGTTGTAATGAGTTTTCTTCTGACTTCATGCCTAGAGCCAAATCTACATGGATTGTTTTACGCTCATTAAAGTTCATGTCATCAAATGATTGATAGTCAATAAATTCAGCCTTTTTCTCTGGATGGAATTCTGCGGCTAATTTCTTAACACCATAGTCATCACCATACTGTACTAGTGTACGCCATACTAACCAAATAGCATCTTTTAGGCCTTCAGCACAATTCTTAACTGTATTGTCTTGAATAACTTGGTTAGGACTTAGTGCTAGGTTTAATTTTGCTCCTGAGTTACCTGGATCCATTACTTCTGGATTGAATACATCTTGCGGACTGGTCATACCAACCATGGCCATGCTATCTTGTTGCATACGGCTCATAGTATTGTCTAGGAATGTTGGATTACCTTGTGGAACAGGCATTTGATAAATGTCTGTTTGTGGATTAAATTTTGAATCCAAAATAAAGATAGCTGCTTCACCATCAGCAATTTCTTCAAAGTCTACGCGATCTGGTTTAACACCAGTTCTAGGAGTTGATTGTAGTAGACCAATTAATAATTCTGCACGATAACCTGAAGTCATGTACTCTTGCATAGGCACTACTGATTCAGCAATAGCCATACCATAGAAGTTTTGTGCCAATGGCTTTGGACACATATTGGCAACAGGAATAAACTCTACTTCACGGGCACTAATAACATACTGTCCAGAATAAATTAACTCAATAAGTTCCAACTCACCATCGCCATCAATATCATAACGATTCCATACAGTAAGAACAGTAACTTGTCGTGCTTCTGGTTCTTGGGCACTATAACCTTGTGCTGGTAAACCATTGATAGGCACGCTGTCACGAGCATGCAAGGCAAGATTATTAAGCAAACTACCAGCTTGGTAACTTCCCACATTACTATATTCAGCATATACTTTGAATTCCTCTAGGTCAATGTCAGGATACAGTTCAGTTGCTTCTTGTATTGACATAGGTTTGTAGAATCCACAGAATGGTTGTTCTTGGATATCAATAACTGTTGGGTCACACATCCAATAGTGTTGTGCAATTGGACGGAATTTGATGTTTAGGTTGTAGCCAGTTAGTTTGTATTCGGCTTTGTAAATTGTATTGCGAGCAATCGAATCGCCAATGTGATCTTCACCATCGCGAACTTCAACTAGATCTGGACCATCTGTATTCATGCTGTCAAAGTTGCCAGCAGCACCAGCTTGTGCTTGTTCAATACGATGTTTTAGGTTCTCTTCATTTTGTGCGCCTGGCAAGTCACGAACAAATTGACTAGTTTCTTTCATAACTTGTTCGGTATCTACATGGCTCTTGCGACGACTCTTGCGCAGTGCTGTTAGGCCAGCTTCTTCAGCTTGTTGTTCAAATGCCTTAAGTTGATCTAGTGTACCTGAAGTAGTTACATAGCGTACAAAACTTTCACGCATAGGGCTAATTAGCATTTCGCCATTTTTGTGTAAGCAAGCATCCATTACCCAATGCTGTAGAATAGTGTGTGGATCATTGTTTTGGTTGATTAACTTGTGTACCATATTGGTAGCTTGCAATGCAGCCGCATCATCGGCTTCATTGTCGGGCACAAATTCAAAGTTAATTTCGCCATTTTGTGCAATACCTTTGGTAATAACACTAGTAGCATAGTCCACCACAGGTTTTACCACAGGATGTATGTAGTCAATACCATTAACTGGATCAGTTGAGTTAGTAACAGCTAGATTTAAATAATGATAATCGCTTATACGATTAATATTGTTTTTAGTTGCTAATAAACGCAAGTTGGCTGCGCATTTTTGATCTAGTAAAGATTTCATCTTTACAAAACGAGCCATCATGCCCGAGTGGCCATTAAGGTTTGATATTACGACATTTTTTAAATCTAACATAAGGGTTTATTCCTGATTTATTGTATTATTTAGCGTCACATTACGCCACCGTCAGGCGACCATGACCGTTTCCACACAGGTAAATCTTGATTAGTCTTTTTATTAGCCTGTAGCACACGCATATTGTGTTTGGCTGCGGCAAAACGAGCTTGTGGACTACGATCGTCCCAGGGTTCTGACCAACCATTTAAACAGCCTAGTAATGCATAACGAGCTGAGTCAATAGCATCATCGGGATCACTAAAGCGGCCCTTTTCATCTACATAGTAGTTTTGACATTCACGCAGGAATTCTACACAGTTTTCGTTAACATGAAATGTGCCTAGTTCCAGCATTTGGCGCATGACATTTATACCAAAACTTTTATGGTTAGTTGTGCGCCCTTGTTCATCTGGTGGATTGCGTATAGGATCAGGATAGACATTAAGTTCATACTGTTCAAACATTTGTCGAATACTTAGGCTACTCATAGTGTAACGACCTACTGTGCCCGCATCTGGTGGTAGGACAATAGGAGTGCCAAACACTTCAGGACGCATCAGATGATTAATCCAATTAACGGGATTAGCTTCTTCTGTGCCCTTTACAACTACCTGTGTATGTAACCAAGCTTCTTGACCATCCGGATCCCAATACATTAACGATATAACTGTGCGGTCATTGACCAATCCGAGGTCCAAAGCAATAACACGATGCAGACCATGAGTATTTCTGAAATCGTAATCGCCAGTCTTGTAAGTGGGCCAGTTTCTAATTTGAAATACTGCTCCCTTGCCCATGACAGGCACGCCATTCCTACGAGCATCACGCTCATGAGGCAAATAGTCTCGCTCAAGTTGTCTCCTTGTTTCCATTAATAAGAAAGGTTCGCCCCAGGGATCATATTCAGGAACATCATCCCAGCTTACCCTTATGTGTTCATAGCCTTCTTCATGATGCCAGAACTTTGATACTAGTCCGTTAAGACCTTTAAGTGGTGTAAACGAACATAGCACCTGACCTTGTGTTGTAGCCGTACGAGTTACAATTTCTGAAAAGAAATCATCGGGTGGTTGTTCGTCAAACACAGCTAGGTTAAGTTTGAAACCTTGCATTTGTCTAACTTCCTGTGTGTAGTTGGCAAACAACAAATAGCTTTTGCCGCCCGACACATGTCGAATCTCTACTCCCAAACAGTTAGCACCATCCGATCGCATGGTTTCTGTAACAATGGTTGATCTTGGTATGGCGCCTGTGCCAATGTTTTCACGAATTTTGACATCTTGTGTGCCTAGCAATTCTTGCTGTAATACCCTGGCTACCTGTTCCCAACCCTCACCTGCTACCATAGCTGTTACTGGACGATCATAACGGCGAGCCGATTCAGGCCACCAATCAGGATATAGGCCAGTAAGGTGCATGGCTGTTTCATAACAAGTACTTACAGTTTTACCAATTCGGTTAGCGGCCAAGATACCACGACGATCAGCACCGCCTGTGGCAAAAAACCGTAACTGATGTTCAAATGGTCTAAAGTATTTTAACTGATTGTAACGCATGTCATCAGCTGTGGTGATAACAAGATCTTGGAACTGATCATAAACAGATCGTGGCAAAGCCTGTAGGCGTGTACTGTCAATAGAATGCTGTTTTGCACAATAAAGCACAGCACGGCGCATTAGCAGCCCAGAATCAATCATTTAGAAACCCTTTCGGATTTCATTTAATAGATAGGCTGCATTGGCAAGTTCATTAAGTTCTAATGTTGACATACGCCAGGTTTCTGGATTGCTAACATCTACTCCATCCCGCTTGTCGAGTCCTGCTTGTAAGCGTTCCATAGTAAGTCTAAGACAATGTTCAACCTGTCCTGGATACTTGGCAATAAATGCTTCACGATGTGTAGCATTGACCTTTTGTAAGATTTTAACATCTTGTATTAATTGATTTTGATTCACTGTTTAATCCAATACCAAACATTGTTGTCAGCAGATTCGATTGGTGTACGAATGCCCATGATGCTTCTAAATTTGTCAACAGCGGCCGCAACTTCGGGCAAGTTATAGTCATGCCCAGCAAATAAGCCACCAGGTTTGACCTTAGACCAAAATAACACACAGTCAGCCAGTGTGCTGGCAAAACTGTGATCACCATCAATGAATATATAATCCAAGCAACTGGAAATAAAATGTGTTTCAGCTTCACGGCTGGTCATTTCTAATATAGACACACGCGGATCAGATCCTACTGATCGCATGGCTTGTTCACGCCATTGTCCAACCGTGCCAGCATCAACATAGCCACACCAATCTTGGTAAGGTCTCCATGGATCAATGCCCGCCAAGTTGCCAATGTTTGGGCATTGGTCTAAGGTATAGCGCATGTTGACGCCACGGCAAATGCCTAGTTCACAACCAAATAAGTTATCACCAAGGCCTTGTATTATGGGCACAAGACCCGGCGCTGATATATCAGCTAGATTCATTATAGGCCTGCCAATCTTGAGTCAATATGATTCCAATCAATGATCGCCCAAATCTTATGAAAGTATTCCTTCTTGTCCCAAAGGTAATCAGGATTCCAAGCATGTTCCCACCAATCAATCAATAACACAATGTCATCACGCACTTCATGATTCTTAATAATTTTAATTTTACCATCCTTGGCTAGATAGATCCAACCTGATCCTTCAATCTTCATTGCCGCTTCTAGCATTTCATCTTTGAGCACTGATAGTTTCTTGTATGGACGAATCAACAACTGGAAAGCTGTGCCTGGTTCTGTTGAATCCTCTGGCGGACAAAACTGTGTAAAGAATATATCGTGCAAGAATGCTCCAGCACGATTAAACTCACGGTCACCTTCATGTGCGTTATAACGATCTACATAACCTCGATACAAGTGTCCATAATGGTAATCGATGTTCTTAGAACTCAACACAGGCTCCAAAGCCGACTGCTTGTATGGCAATGGAGTTTGTTCGATAGTTCTAGTCTTGACGGACTCTAATTTCATAGTTGTGTGCCCCATGGATTATCCATACTGGTAGAACTATCACTTAGAACAAATTCACGGTCGATCCATACTGACCAGTAATCACTCTTGTTGATCTTTTGTCTTTGCATAGCTGACTTTAATCTAGTGCCTACAGGAGTAACAACTCCATTAGCTCCACGGATTACCTGTTCACCTGTGCGTGGATCAACCCAAGTATACTTTTCTGGAACTTCTTTACCAAACTTGTTAACACGGGTTCCCACAGCACGAGTTGATATTGGTCCAATGATTTCATAGGTAATAGCATTGTTGATATACTTGCGAAATACTACTTCGCATTTTTGACCTTGGCTAGCCCAATCGCTATCAGGGTGTGGGAATGTTTTTGAAATAAAGCTGCTTACGCATTGTTGTCCAACAACATCGGCTGGGCGTGGAGGCAACTTCTTAAGTTCATCTACTGGAATTAGATCGTTCTTATCCAAGTATGGGTTTTCATTGCCAATTAGATAGTCTTCAGGTGTAGCACCATTAAGCACATCCATAGCTGTTTGATATTTGAACTTGTTTGAACGACCTTTTAGGTTTAATACAATACCAGTTTGGTCAAACACAAACTTCTCTAGCTCTTTGGCCGTAGGGAAGTCAGTCATTAGACCTTCTAGATCATATAAGGGTTCTTCAATTGGTTCAAACTTCTTAACAGCAGGCTTTGTAGCTGTTGGAGTTTCTTCTATTGTTGGAGTAGCGTCAGGAGCTGTTGACTTAGCATCAATGTCCCAAGGTGAGGTGGTCTTCTTTTTCATTGTGATTCCTTTCTATGTTATTCAATGATCAGAGTGTTAGGGACACTCTGAAAACCCTATATAAACTTAATCGCGGTACTGATTTTTTCTTGCAGCAAAGCGTTTAACTTGGCTGTTTTCATCAATGCTGCCTTCACGAGGAAACTCATGTTCGCCACCGTTTTTAACAGCTTCACTATAACGCTTGTCAAACGCACCAACAACCATATCAGCTAGTGGTTGACGCTCAGCTTTGGCATCTAAAAAGTTACCACGCTTGGCCTTATGTGCGCCTTCATTGCCTACACGAGGACCCATTGGTGCGTTGACATTCTCAACACCATGTGGGTTACCAGCAAAGCGATGATCTTCAGCTGTAGGCATGTCTTTACGATCTGCCGAAGCTTTCTTTAATATTCTTTCTTTCATTTCTTAAATCCTTTAAGTGTTTCAGCTAAACGAGCTCGCTTGGCCAATGTAGGGTTCTTACTGTGTGCAGCCTTTTCAAGCCGCTTTGCAGGAATCTTTTCACCCTTCTTCACATGTAGTTCTTCGCGCAATGCACCAGGATGCTTGATAGCGCCTGTAATCCATTTCTTTGCTTCTTTCATGTGATGCTCAGCTTTGGCATGATGCTCTGCGGCTTTCTTCATGCTGGCTGCGTGTGTAGGTTTTTTAGTAACGGCCATGTTAATCTTTCTTATGCGATTGGTGTGAATACTACTGTAGGTGTACCGCCTGCGGCTACAACAGCAACAGTGATGTTACTGTCAAAGTTATTAACTTGATTCATATTAATAACAGTTGGGTAATATGGGATAACAGGAAAGCCAACATTGCTGGCT